GGTCACGAGCCTCCGCACCGATAGCAGACGCTATCCGCCTCCGACACATGAGGCACCGCTCTTTAGTTGCACAAGGCTAGTCACCGACACTGACTAGCGGATAAGACTGACAACGCTTGCGTGATAGCTGAACTGGATCACGTCGGTAGCGACAGCACCGCGAAAGGGACAACGACAATAAGTACGCTGGGCACACTTACCAATGCGCCAGTCAAGCATGTAGATCATGCGGGTATCGCAGGCAGCCTAATTGCTGTAAGACCTGACAACCCTCGGCGCCGGTGACGGCACCAACGTAAAGAACGACGTGCGTACCCTGACGATATGGGCAACGATAGGATTGGACCTATCAACGTGGCTAGGCGGACAGACGCTAGCAGAGATACACCTCGGTGGTCTCTTAAGCATCCTCCCACGGACTAGGCTGACAATGAGCTAGCAAGTGACGCGAGGTTGCTTAAGAAACTACCGAGGGCAACAATATGACAACAACGGCTCAACGCCTTCGGGCAATTGACAAGAAGGCACGCCGACAGATGAGACACCGCGCTCGTAAAGAGGGCGTGACCATTGAAGGCGTGATCACCGCGACCACCGGCACACTGCGCGACGTAGCACAGCGCTCGGTCAACGTGACTCAACTGTACGGCGCAGCACAGCGTGACATGGGCAAGCGACTCAAGCTCGGTCAAGCGCACCGTGATGGTGACGTGCAAGCCGGTAAGGCACGGCGGAAGCTGAATGATTGGGAGCTGGACACCAAGCCAGCAGGACCAGCTACCGCCTGGCAACCGAAGGGTGGCCGACGTGCTGTAGGTAAGTGTGACGCAGACGCAGTATCCAAACTCAACAAGGCGAAGCGCGGCTAAGGCTGCGCACTCCCAACTCAATTCGAAGGTGAATCGCATGAACGCAGTAGCCAACGCAACAACCGCCCTGGTACAACCGGAATTCATCCTGGGTGCATCTGAAATCAACCGCGCTTCGGACACCATCGCAGACAAGGGTGCGAAGCTGGACGACTTCATCCAGTACACCGCCCTTTCCGTCTTGAATCACGTCCAACTGCACGGCGACGTGACTGTAGCGAACAAGTTGTTTGCATCCATGCCGAAGGGCTCCCGCAAGACCGCCCTGGCTGACTTCCTCGTCAAGTACGGCAAGATGGCTGTCGAGACCGACCGCACCAAGGCCAAGGTCAACCCGTTCGCCTACGACAAGTCGAAGGCCACGAACATCGAAGCCGCCCGTGCCAAGCCATGGTACGAGCACAAGAAAGAACCTGAGCCGATTGACTCGCTCGATGTTCACGCTATGATCGCCATGCTGGTCAAGCGCATTGAACGTGACGAAGCCAAGGGCGGTAAGGTCGAGGGCGATAACGTCACCCTGCTGACCGACCTGAAACTGCTGGCCGCTCGCCCTGTGGCTGCGGCACAGCCTGCACCGGCCACCGTCCAGTAATGGACGCCGGGCTGGCACTTGCCCGCTACCAGTCCTACGCCGGGTCATACCGAGCGTATGGCTGGGCTGGTCGGCTCACACTGCGCCAGTACATGCGTGCTGGTCGCCACCTGATCAACCCTTGGCTGGGTCGGCCCGACGGCTGCACTCGCACCTCATAAGGAACCTGAATCCCATGAGCAAGATCACGTCTAAGACACTGCCGTACTTCGCCGCCCGGCTGGTGCATGCGATGTCCACCAGACTGTCTGAGACCGCGAGTGAGCGGCCTTACCAGTTCGTCCTGACACCGTATCACACCGAGGCGCCGTCGACCCTGGTGGACATGATGCGGGCCGCGCAGGAGGGTGAATTCCCTATCAGCACCGAGGATTGCCACACCGCGATCTACGGTGAGCAGGGTAACCAGTTGTTCCGCATGTACCACGACGCCGGGCACCTCAAGCACCAGCTGGATACCGTGCTGGAAGACGAGCTGGTGTTGTTTGGGCGGCAATGGGTCGACCTCCTACCAATGATCCCGGAAGAGGATAAGTGGCCCTGCAACCTCATCTGGCAGGCCGACACGGCGGGCCCGGGCTGGTTGCACCACATGACCGGTAGCTTCCCTACTGATCAGACCGAATTCGTGCTGGCAATCACCAAGCTGATGCAGCACGGGACCCTCACCATCAAGGACGCTGTGAGCGTCTACGTTAACGGCAGGCCGTAATGAATCTGCGCACCGCTAACGGCGGGTACGTTGCCACCGGCGGCGCGCTCTCCATCACCAACGGCGTCACCCGTGACGTTAAACTGGCAATCCTTGAGCGCGAGAAGCGTGACAAGGATCGCCGCAAAGCATACCGCAAGCCCCGCACCATCCGACCCGGTGCCAAGGGCGACACCTTCAAGGAGTACCAACCATGACTATCGGTAAACGTTTTGTAGCTGTACATGTAGCCGACCTGCCCGACGTGACCACAGGTAAGACGTACACCATCGTCGGCAGTGACAACGTTGGGCACGTCTACTTCCACGACGACGTGGGTGACCGTAACTTTGCCATGGAACCCACCGTAGATGGGTTGCTGTGGGCGGCGGGCGTGCGCTACACCAAGACCTTTGATGCAGGTAAGCGACGTGTACAAATTCGCAATGCTCGCATCGTACCTGCCGAGACCATCTGGCCTGGGCGTTGCAAGCCGGATGATGCTGTGCTGCTGGGCACCCTAGCAAGCGAGCATGACGGTCCGAAAGGGCTGGCCGTGGGTGATCAAGTCCGCACCAGCCTTATCGTCAAACAGGATTTGGCTAACCGCCTGATCGAAACCCGCAACACGCTGTACGAGGTGGTGGAATGAGCCGCAAGCCACGCTTCAAGTTGCAGCGCCGCAACAGCGGTGACGCCGCCGACAAGGCGCAGCACGGTAACAAACAATGGGTGAACATCTTCGCCCAACCAATGAACCGTAAGGGCTGGTGCTTGACGTTTGATCAGGCCACCCATCCAGTACCACGACGTAGCCGAGATGTTTCCCGGCGAAACCTATCGCATCATGGAGAAACGCTAAATGAAATTCCTGGTCGCTGCACTCGCACTTGCCCTGACCGCTGGTTGTGTCTACCAGCCAATCCATGTCGAACTGTACAACGTCACGGATGTCTCCGCTGAATCCATCGACGTTGGTATCGACGCCAGCCGCACCACCAGCAACGATCTGTACGAACAGGTCAAGTGAGTTCGTAATGCACACTGCCTTGTGCTGTCCAAAGGCTTCGCTGTCCAAAGGCGAGCAGTGTGCATTGCGGGCAATCCTTGCCCACCCTGTCAGCCGACCCATTGGCCGCTGACTTAACCCTGATGGAGATACACCATGTCCGAAGTACAAACCGCCTCTACCGTTAAACTGACCCCTGCTCAAAAGCTGGACAACAAGCTGGCCGTCCTGTTCGAACGCATCACCAAGGACACCAAGCAGTACAACCTGCTGTTGGCCGAGCGCAAAACCCTGGAGCAACTGGCGAACATCGAAGCCGGTTTCGTTGTGACCTTCTCGGTCGGCAAGGGCGAGACTGCCAAGGTAGTTGAAGCGCGTGTACTGGGCGTGAGCGAAGGTGTTGCCAAGGTCACCTACGGCGAAGGCTTCGACACCACTGTCGCCACCATCAAGCTGGCCCAGGTGTTGAGCGTGGTTGCTACTAATGAACAGCCTTCCCCTGAAGCGCCTGTTGATCACGAAGCCGCTGGCGACGACAACGCTGTAGCCGAGTAAGCCTGCCTGTGCATCGCCTTGGCGATTATAGTCTGCGAAGGCCGAGGTACACCGGAGGGTTAACCCGGTGCCTCGTCCCGGCTGACTAGGCAAACCAGCGAGATGTTTAATCATACCATCCCTGCCGCTTGGTAGCCGATGGTATGCGTGAACTGCCTCACTAACTGCAATAGGGGACACACAATGAACACGCCAATCTGGCTGCTCGTTATCTTAGCAATAGTCTGTACCATCACCGGGTATTTTTGCGGCGTCATCAACACCCGCGATGACGCCAAGGACAAGGTGCTGCAACGTTCGCCGCTCGACCGGCGTATCATCACCTGCTTTCAGCGGCTGTGTGATGTAGCGGGTATCAAACCATATTTCGGTGTCAGTACCCTACCCGGTCTATGCGAGGCGGTGGAAGGGCTGCGCCCGAGCGCCGTACTCCCAAATGATAAATGGAAGGCCAGGGCGGATGCGCTTTACGACTTCTTTGTTACGTCAGAGGCACCTTGGCGCACGGACAGTCGCGGCCAGCGTATGGACTGTTACATTGAGTGGGTTGCCAAGGGCGTCAAGAGCCGCCACCGGGCACAACTGACCCAGCTCAGTAACGCGCTGGTGTGCTACACCGGGCTCCTGCCCAACAAGGACATCCCTGGCGTGTTCGCCTCGCCGGAGCACCGCTACACCGAGATACTGGGCAGGCACAACGCCATACAGGAGCAAGCCAAGCAATGTGGTTACTCAACGATCCTTTACTCGCTGTCTCCGTCGAGCAGCATCTTCACCCCGAGCTTCGTCAACGGCTGGGTGCACTCCGAGCCGCCGCGTCAACGCTCGTGCGCCGTGACTTCAACATCAAGAGGCTGCCGCGTGCTGAGCGTGAGGCCATCCAGTGGCTTGAACAGCACCGCGTCCCGTACACAGCCGCATACACGGTGCCCTTCCTGTCCCCGGCTTATGCCGACCGCTTACAAGCAGAAGTGCATCGAGTGCCGTCGGGCTTTGCGCCAAACTCTTTAGAGGATAAGGCGTACCAGATTCCCGAGTGGACCACCCAGGACCAGTGCCCGCAGTTGTTCCGGGCATTGCGTGAGCTGCATGACGCAGCCCTGGCACCAGTCTGGATGCTGATCCAGGGGCGGACAGCGGACGTGTACAACACGATCCAGTTCGCTCAGTACAACCCCAAGGGGACGGCCCATGGTAACTGGCACCACGACGAGGACAGCGACCAGACCACGGTCGTGTCCCTCAACCCCGAGCAGTTTAGCGGCGGCGGTACGCAGTTACGCACGAGTTCCGTCACTTATGCCGATGTTCCACCGCTGGACAAGGGCCACGCCCTGCTGTTCAGTGGCAAGACTGTACTACACCGTGGCCTGAACGTTGATGCAGGCACACGTAACATTCTCGTTTACTGGTGCGAGTACCGCGCCGAATGCAGGAGATAGACCATGACCGAAGTTAAATCGTTGAGCATCACCGCCCACAGCTACCGCCATCGTGGGTGGGTGTGGGATGATCGTGGCGTCTACGAAATCTTCAAGCCGTACATGAAGCTGCCACTGTGGATTGACCGCATCCTGACCAACCGCTATGGCACGGACCTGTATGCTGTCGGCAAGACTGACGGTCTCAACAACACCGTCCACCTGGGCCCGATCCGCACCGCTCATCTGGATATACCGGAATCTTTCCCCGAAAGGAAGGCGCGGTACCATTGCCGCGTGCATGCAAACAACGGCTTCCGCGTACTCGCAGAACGAATCCGTGCCAAGAAGCCGGATGCGAATAAGACACCGCGACCACTGTGGCGGCAGCGCATGACCAAGCCCTGGGAACCGGGTACGCTCAAGGGCGAATGGTTACTCGACAGTAAGCTGGTGAAAGAAGTCAAACTCAAGACCACTCCACCCGCTTGGGCGGATCGTCTGTGGGTCAGCACCTCTGGAAACACTGACACCTTCGTGTGGGTAGACAGCAAGGCGAAAGGGTATGAACATGGCGGCGAACTGCACACAGCTACGCACGCTGAGGGTGTTAAAGGGAGCCAGGTTTCAGGTGTCTTCGAGCACGACAGCGTAGTGTGTAGCTCCGATTGCCACTGGCAGCTGGCCGGTGTGCGCAAGAAGACTGCGTGGGTGCCTGAGCCCGAGGTCGTCAAGCCCGAACCAGTTGCGCCAGCAGGCACAGCCACTGGCCGTGTACCGTCACTGAGCCCACTACTGGCTGCGCCTTACGGTAGCCGCGACATCTACAAAGAACTTGCCGAGAGCTTGGGCACCTCCCGTGGGGCTGCCGAGATACGGGCTCAGCTTCAACCGTTCGTACTGACCCAACCGAAGTCGTTCGCCTCCGACTTCGCTGCCATGGAACGCCTGATGATGGCGTACTGCGTCCGTGATGTACTGGGCACGCCGAAGCCACCTGTTGGCGTGAAGCCACGCAACCTACACGACGAAGAGCGTGCCAACGCACTTGACGAGGCGATGGTCCGCTACCTCAACGAAGACCTGCCCTTCCCTATCGAATGGGCTACCGAATGGAACGAGCTTCGTGCCCGTCTCAACAAGGAGCAAAAGTGATGGACTTGCTACGACGTATGCAACATGTACTGGAAGCTCTACTGTTGGTCAGTATCAACGTCCATGTGGGCGGCGGTGCCGTCCGTGACATGGTACTGGGCCTGGGCAAACCCAAGGACCTTGACGTGGTGATGCTCGCCCCGGACGACGATCAGATCAGACAGGCCGTGTTGGTCCTGGGCTGCATCGGTTACAAGCCAGTGTCGTCCTTCGGCCTCGACGGTGGTTGGTCCGGACACCAGGGTCAGGAGTTCCACGCCGACGTTGAGTACGCCGCTGAGAACGGCGACGGCACCTTCGATGAGCGCTGGCGTGTCCTGATCAAGTTCGTGCATGTAGTGACCGGTGAAGAACTGGACCTGCTGTGCAGTCACACGGACGATGTTGATGAGTTGGTCGGCAGCTATGACTACAACATCAACCAGTACGTCCTGTTCCCCGGTGACAGCATCGCCACCTTCCTTGGTGATGACGCAGGGCTGCTGATGAAGCTGCGCGACGATGGCGTGTGCCTGACCCGACAGCACAAGATGTATCAGAAGGCGCTGGCCGCTGGTTGGAACATCAACGAAGTACCTGCTGCACTCCCGTTTTAATCCACGCAACAACCACGAGGGCACTCAAATGAGCGCACGTATCAGCAAGACCCAAGCGTCCCGTAACAAGCTGCAAGGCTTGATCCGCGAGGCAGAAATCCTCAAGGCGCAACATCTGGCCGCGCTCAAGGCGGTGCAGACGGATGCCGAGTACCAGGCACTGGAGGATCAGATCGCTCGTCAGACCAAGCTGATCAACCAGCTGCGTGTCGATGTCGCCAAGGCACAAGACGGGCAGATCGACGTGAACACCATCGCCTCGGGCCGGGTTCGTGCTGCCGAGGCAGCGACTGCGGCAGCGCGGTTGTCGGCGCTGGTCGCAGAGCGTGAGGTGCAGAACCTCAACCAAGCCCTACGTATCCGCGACGGTAAGTTGTTCGACTACCGCGTGTTGACAGTCCTGATGGCCGTCGGCTCCGCTGTGCATCTCGGCGTCAAGTACATCCCAGGGCTGTTCTGATATGGCGTACCTACCGAACAATGAATGGTTGCCCCAGGCACAGAAGTTGGCGGTAGGTCAGTCCATGCGGGTGCGGCACAACAACGAAGCGACGGCGGCGATGAGCATCGCTAACAAGGGTGACCGATGGGTTGCCTATTGTCAGCGGTGCCACGCTGGGGGCTCGGTCACGAAGTCCCACGTCGTGCTGTCTCAGGTCGCAGACCAAGCGAGGTTCATGCCATGGCCCGAGGATGCGAAAGCATTATCATCGTGGGACACGTGGGTACAGGAGCCCTTATACGGCTTCTGCTTGACGAAGGGCATCGACTTGTCGATCATGTGCCCCGATGTCCCGGTATGGTACTCGCAGAAGCAGCGGCGGTTACTCTTTGGAACAAAGAAAGGGTGGCTCGGTCGTGCGACTGGTGGCCAGCAGCCGAAGTGGACTGGGTACGGGTATCCTGCGCCAGCATACGGGGCGCAAGCGACGGAGCCCGTGCGATCTACGGTCATCGTAACAGAGGACCTCCTATCGGCCATGAAGGTGCGGTGGGCTATCAAGGGGACATACAATGCGACAGCGCAAGCGTTGCTCGGCACATCACTGCGGGACACACACGCTGCCGACCTACTGGCAGCCAACGTGGACACGCTGGTTTTATTCTTGGACGGGGACAATGCTGGCAGGGACGGGGCTCGTCTTGTACGGCGCCGTGCTGCTGGGCTTGGTCTCAAAGTCCTGGCGGCAGTCTGCCCCGAGGACTTCGATCCGAAGGACCTACCGAAACAAACAATCATCGACATCATAGGAGGTGTTCTTGGAGATTCCAATTCTGCAAGCGTTACGGAGTCGGGATAAGTACCGGACCCTCGCTGGTGCAGTGCCGATGTCAATGATCGGTCAAGAGGCAGCGTTGTTGATTGGCTGGTTCAAGATTTACTTCGACCACTTCAAGGCCCACAAGTACGTGGACCTCGACAACCTCGACACAGTGATCAAGCTCAAGAGCGGGTACAACAACGAGCAGATGTCACTCGTGTGTGGGTTGGTCAACCGACTGCGCAAACCTGCCGACGAAGAGTCGATCAGCGGGGTACTCGGTATCCTGATGGAGATGGACTTGGCCGGTAAGTCGGCGGCGGTCATTGCTCGACACGAACGAGGCGAGGACATCAACCTTGCCTTTGAGCTGGGCCGACTGACAGCCGACGCCAAGGCGCGGATGAAGCAGTCGTCTGCCCTGGACTACATTGACGAGGACGTGGTAAGTATCCTCGACTCGGAGGCAGGTGACTATGGTGTCAAGCTCCCCACTCTATTGTTGTCCCAAAACATCAAGGGACTGCTGGGCGGTGCGTCTGTGGCTGTGGCAGCTCGGCCTGATAAAGGGAAGACATCCCTCATCGCCAAGATCGTTACTCACGCAGCAAGCCAGCTCGACACGTACTTTGAACCAGATCGTCCGATCCTCTGGCTTAACAACGAAGGCGCTGGCAAACGCATTATCCCTCGCGTATACCAAGCAGCGTTGGACTGCAACGTCAATCAGCTACGGGAGAAGGCCGGAGCCAACACGCTTATCGACGAGTATGTCAGAGCAGTGGGGCGTCGTGACCGCATCCGCATCAAGGACATGCACGGCGCCAACCTCGCTGAGATTGAGCAGGTTATCGAGGCAGTTAAACCTGCCATCGTTATCTCCGACATGGTGGCAAACTTTAAGCTCCCCGGTGGTGACGGTAACGGCAACAAAACAGATGGTGTCGAAGAGCGGTGGCAAATCCACCGTGAGATGGCGGTCAATCATGACCACATATTTTTTGGCACCATCCAAGTCTCGGCAACCGATGGCGATAACGTCCTATACCCGCCTTACGGCGCACTCAAGGATTCCAAAACAGGCGTACAGGGTGCAGTGGACATCATCTTAATGATGGGTGCATTGAACGATGCGCGCTGCCAGTACCAACGTGGCTTGTCCACGCCCAAGAACAAGTTCGCTTTGCCGGGCAAGCAGTCGCATGTCCAAGGCGAAGTGTACTTCGACGCAGAGAACTGTCAGTTCCGTGACGGTCAACAGGAGCCACAATGAATTTGCAAACAATGAAGGAGTGCGCGGATGATGTCCGACGCACCAACCTTGGCGCCGTCGATGCGGCCACACAATCGCGGCGGGGCGCTGGACGCACGGCAGCTACGCTGCTACAAGCGCTACAATTAGCGTATGCCCGGAAGTCAGTAATCATTGTTGCCCTGACCGACACGCACGCCAAGGAATTGCGCAAGGCTCTCGCTGCGGCCGGGGCTGATGGCAACTACATCGAGGTACTGCCTTCAACCGGCCCGATGGTGAGTGTGGCTGACCTGCACGTCGCACAGAAAGGCGAGAAGGCCACTGTCCTGTGGGACCATGCTGTGTTAGAGCGACATGAGCGCTTGCGCATCGACGCACTACAGGAATCCATCCGTGAGTTTGAGGCTTGGCAGCTCAAATGCATCGCCACTAACACCGTCATGTAAGGAAATGTCATGAGCAAAGCCAAACCGTTCCACCCTAAGTGCCACCGCGCAGTGAACTTCAACGAGAAGGCCATTGCTGCGGTGATCGCCAAGCATGGTTACATCCTCGCCGGTATCAAGGTGGACGGCTTCCGCTGTCACATCTTCTGGCTGGATGGTGACCTGCATATCACCACCCGCGAAGGCAACGAGATTCTCGCGCTCGTGAACTTCAAGCAATACTTCAAAGACAAGTGGGTCAACGAGTGGAAGCTCGGTCCGACCATGGCCCTGGATGCTGAGGTCTGGATTCCAGGCGTCGACTTCCAAACCATGAGCGGACACCTGCGCCGTCACGAGCCACTGGCACCCGACCTCGCGCCGCAGTTCATCGTGATCGACCTGATGAACGTGCAGCAGTTGCAGGACCTGAAGTCGCCTGCCTGTGCTGACCTGGGCAACAACGCCTTCACCATCCGCAACGCCGCCGTCGTGCAGCGCTGGCCGTATGTGTTCGGCACCAACGTTGGTATGCGCCGCCCGGTTGTGACCGAGGCGTTGGCCCGCGTCGAGAGCCTGGAGGCCCTGTACTCCCTCTATAAATTGGTGCGCGAACAGGGCTTCGAAGGTCTGGTATTCAAGGACCCGAGCTGCCCGCTGCGCAACGGTAAGGTTGCCGGTCAATGGAAGATGAAACCGGGTTGTGGTGGCCCTGGCTGGGAAGGCGACGGCACTGTCGTCGGTTATGTGTGGGGTGACGACACCAAGGCCAACGCTGGCTTGATCGTGGGCTTCGTGCTGAGACTGGAAGACGGCACCGAAGTAAACGCCACGGGCTTGTCCAAGGCGCGCATGGAGCAGTACACCCGTGAGCTGAGTGACTGGTCGAACCGCGCAATGCACTACCCACACCCACACCTCAACCGGCAGGCACAGGCCGAGGCGATGGAGAAGACCAAGGGCGGTAGCCTGCGTCACCCATCGTTCAAGGACTTCCGAGACCTCGACTACGATCCAGGGGTGAAGGTATGAAACGTACCATCCAGACTACGGCCAAGAAGTACCACTGTGGCGAGACCATGGTGCTGCATGCCACGAGCCACAAGGGCCAGGACGACTGCCGACACGGCGCTATCTTCAAGGAACGCCAAGGCTACACTGTCGTGTGCCAGGGTAGCGTGTGGCAGCCGTCGGTTGTGGTACACACCTATGCCTGGGCTAAGCGTCTCCTGTGGAAACACCTAAAGGGCGGTCGCTGGTAAACATTACGGCGGGCTTCGGCCCGCCAACGGGGACAACATGAACTACGCATTAGAGGCAGTCGTGGCGCGAGTCGCCAAGACGTTGGATATGATCTGGCCGGGCGCCAGGGTTGAGACCGTACACCGCCCGGACACCTTCTCCTTGCAGATCACGATCAAGACCAAGGTGGATCGGATCGAGGTGCTGACGGCCCGCCACGTCGGCTACAGAGACTTCGCTGACTTTGGTGAGGGTTTCTACGAGTACCTGATGGAAGAACTGCCGCGCTACCATTGCAGTAGCATCGTCGAGGCAGCTATCCGGGCAGCCGCCAAGGGCCGCTACAACAGTCACGGTGACTTAAGGGAGGGTTTCCAATGAGCCGCATGTCGTTCCGCAGCCGGTGTCCTGCGGGCAGCAAGAAGACCCGCAATCGCCGGGCCTTCGTGACCGCCAACCCGGACCCGTACAACCCAATGATCACCGTGGGTGTGTTGGAATCCTTCGACGACTTCCCCGAGGCAATGCAGCGCTCGGGTGGTCCCGCCACCCTCAACCTATCCGCCGCTGAAGGTTACGCTAAGGCGATCCTGAAGGCCGTGGCAGAATGCCGGGAGCTACTATGAGAACGCGCATCCTCGACCTTGAGACGCAGAACCACCCGTACCTGGGTGCCGTTGCGTCTGCGCATTGCCCTGACAACTACATCGTCCTGGCCGGTTGGCGTGATGATGTGGACGGCGTGGCCGGTACGCCGGTTGAGCGCCGCTTCAACAACCGTGAAGAAGCCGACGACCCGGCTTGGTTCAACCTCGACGGCGTGGACCTGCTGGTCTGCCACAACGCCATGTACGAGATGTCGTGGTTTATCACCCGCTACCAGCCCGAGTTCCTGAAGTACCTCAAGCGCGGTGGACGGGTCCTGTGCACCCAGCTGGGAGAGTACCTGTGCAGTCACCAGACCTGGACCTACCCGGCACTGAACGAAGTGGCGCAGAAGCATGGCGGCACCCCGAAGGTGGACGGCGTGAAGCTCCTATGGGAGCAGGGTGTCCTGACTGCGGACATCGACCCGGCTTTGTTGAGCGAATACTTAATCGGGCCAAGCGGCGACATCGAGAATACTGCGCGCAGCTTCTACGGGCAGATGCAATATCTGACCAAGATGGGCATGTGGCGGATGTTCTTGGAGCGGTGCGAAGGGATGGTTGCTTTCAGCTTCTGCGAAGCAGCCGGTCTGTATGTCGATCAGCAAGTTGCCCAGCGCAACCACGCCGCCCAGCTTCTTGAGCTGGAGGGGATCAACAAGCAAATCTTTGCGTTGCTCCCTGAACTTCCCGAGACCTTCGAATTCAACTGGGGCAGCGACTACCACCTGTCGGCCCTGTTGTTCGGTGGTGAGGTGAAGTACGACGAGCGTGTGCCACGTACCGACGCCGACGGCGCCATCATGTACGAGAAGGTAGACTGCTACAAGTTCGGCGAGAAGCTGCTGAACGTGGCGTGGTTCGCTGAGGACGACGGCCCGGACAAGTTCGCTGAGGCGTGCCATCGCTACGGTGATTGTGACCGCTTCAAGGCTGGCAAGAACAAGGGCCAGCCGAAGGTACACAAGGTAGAGACGACGGAGCCGCAGACCAAATGGGCAAGCACAACCTACCGTTTCGAACCGCTCGTACCCATTCCAAAAATGAACAGCGTCTTGGGCGACAAGTTCAAGTTCGATCCGAATGGTCGCCGCAATGGCGAGTATGTCGGGAAGCGTTTCCTGCCGTGTGGAACACCAGTCTTCTCCACGAGCGGCGAAGTATTGAAGGCATTGGCAACGTTTGGTTTTGCTGCGGGGAGTTTGCTCAACCGCAAGGCGCAGCTGGACAAGGACAATGGCACGTACTATATCAGCCACGAGTACAACAAGGACGGGTCGATCAAGAAGACGAAGGGGATGTTGCAATACATAGGCCCTGACTCGATCATCCACCACTCGTTGAACGTGGCTGCGACGATCACAGCACGACTGTCGTCTAGCGATCCGAACTTGCAGAACTTGCCACGGTCGGACGAAGATGACGATGGTGTTGCGAAGTCCCGCGTGAAGGAGATGTTCACCAGCCGCTTCGGCGACGACGGTGTGATCATCGAGGTGGACTACACTGCCCTGGAAGTCGTAATGCTGGCCGCGCTGTCCGGCGATCAGGCGTTGCTGAAGCACTTGCAGAACGGCACGGACATGCACTGTCTGCGTCTCGCTGCGAAGCTGAAGAGACCGTACGAAGAAATCCTGGCGATTGCGAAGGATAAACATCATCCAGAACACAACAGTATCAAACAGCAGCGTACCGACATCAAGCCTCCGAGCTTTGCTGCGCAGTACGGAGCTAGCGCTAGTGGCATTGCATTCGCCACGGGTGTATCTCTTGAATACGCAACTGAGTTCCTCGCAACAGAAGCCCGACTATTCCCACGAGCTATCGCGTTCCGCGATGTTGTGCGTGCAGAAGTTGAGCGGACGGGAGCGCTCCCTACTGGCCTCATGCGTGAGCAAGACGACGCAGGGAACTTCCGTGTTTACCGACGCGGTTACTACCAAGCTGATGGAGGAACTTGTTACAGCTTCCGCCAGTTTGATGTGTGGGACGCCGAAGCCCGCAAGCGTGTCATGGGCTTCAAGCCCACCCAAATTGCCAACTATTGGTGCCAGGGTGAATCCGGGTACTTGATGACGTTGAGCGCCGGTCGTGTCATGCGGTGGCTGATCCAGCACCCAATGTTCATGTCCAAAATCTTCATGATCAACAACGTCCACGACGCCCTGTACTTCGATGTCCACAAGGACTACCTGAAGGAAGTGGCGGCAGCGGCCAAGGCGATCATGGAAGATGCACCAATCTACATGTCCCGCGAGCTGGGTTACAACATCTCGCACGTTCCATTCCCGGCTGCTGCTGAAGCAGGGCCATCCATGTTTGACAAAGAGAAGGTAGAACTATGAGCCGCGAGTACAAAGTAACCTCCCGTACATTCGGTGAGGAAACGATCAAAGCCGACGATGCGCAGATCACCAGCGAGGCGGTCAAGCTCCTGAACGGGAAGGGCAAGGATGCGGTTGTTGTGCTGTACCTCCCGAGCCACGAGGTCATTCGCATCCAGTTGGTGCAGTGATGTCCCGCGTGGAGATAGCCGCAGGGAAGAACGAGCCGTTCCCCGAGCGGCTACTCTGCGCATGTGGCAATGGCTTCATGTCCCGTGTCGATAAGAAGTGTGGTCACTGCCGCACGAAACGGGAGAAGAAGGAGCGGGAGGAATACTTCCGCAAGCAGTGGCATGAACGCAACACCGAGCCTGAACGCAAACTCAAAGAGTTCTACCTAAACCGTACCGCAAGTAACTGGAGTAACACATGTCCTTGACTAAATTACAGCAACTGCAAGCCCTGGCCGCACAGAACGCCGCCGTCGCCACGGTCAACATGGCCGAGGTGTCCAAGGGTGGTGGCGGTGCACGTCGCCTCCTGCCACAAGGCTTCGCCCTGGTTCGCTTCTGCCGCTACATCGAGTTCGGTAAGCATGCCCGTGAGTACCAGGGTCAGGCGAAGACGCCGATGATGAATGTGCGCCTGGGCCTCGCCTTGTGGGGCGACACCAACCCGGCTGGCGGCGACGAGAAGTCCCGCCCGGACGACCTGTTCCATTACTTCGACGAGAAGGGTAACAAGGTCCCGACCATCCTGAACAGCTTCGACATGACGCTGGGCAACAACGAGAAGTCGAAGACCAAGATTGCGTTCGACCGCATGAACTACAAGGGCTTGGCGAAATCGTTCCCCGAACTGTTGGGCGAGGCATTCATCGTGCCGATCCTGCGCAAGAAGGGCAAGGGGCCGGATGGCAAAGAATACAACATGATCGACTGGGCGAACCTGCTCCCGCCGTTCGACGCGATCAGCAAGCAACCGTACAACGTGCCTGAAGTGGCCGATGATCAGTACCAGTTGTTCCTGTGGGAAATGCCGACCAAAGAAACCTGGGATGAACTGTTCATCGAAGGCACCAACGACAAGGGCAAGTCGAAGAACTTCCTGCAAGCGAAGTGCATCGAAGCCCTGGACTTCAAAGGCTCGCCACTGGAAGCGCTCCTGGGCGGCGAGCTGCCGGACCTCAACGTGGAAGACGACAGTGCAGACAATCACGAAGCCCCGCCTGTCCCCGACGCGGCAGCAACTAACGCCGCTGCCGTACCGGGTCTGCCCGGCCTTCCGGGTGCGCTCCCTGACGTTCCATTCGACGGCGGCACACCAGTGGCAACCCCGTCTGTTCCCGTGACCCCAGCGGTCCCTGGCCTGCCTGCAATGCCTGGCCTCCCGGCCATCGGCTAAGTGCGCGTCTGGAAGGGCATCGACTTGGCGGCAGTGCCCGCCCAGTTCGATCCCAAGCCAGCAGGGCGACGGGTATTGATCCTCGACGCAGACGGCCCGGCTTACCGGGCTGTCACCACGGCGAAGACTTTGCCCACCGCAATGCGCCGCTTCGTGCAGCACGTCTTGGAGCTACAGTTTCTGACGAACTGCACGGAGGTACGGCTGCACCTGACGGCCAAGGGATCGAAGAAGGCCCACCGCAAGCACTACCCAACTCACTGGGTTTATCAGGAGAAGCGTGGTGCCAGTCCCAAGCCACCGTTGCTGGAACCGTTGCGCATGGCTGTGTTCGATTCATACGAGCGCGGTGATGGGCTGATTCCCGTTGACTGGTACGTGGACATGCACCACTACTGGGAAGCGGACGACGGCATGATCATGGACGCCATCCGCTTTGGGGACGAGGCAGTTATCTGGTCGGAAGACAAGGACCTGCGACTCACACCCGGCCCGTACTTTGAAGTCAAGACTGGACGTACAGACTACATCGAGAACCGCTTCGGTTGGATCGGTGAGGACTACACGCCAGCTGGCAAGCTGAAGGTGATCGGACATGGAACTAAGTTCTTTTGGGCACAAATGCTCATGGGTGATTCCGCCGACCGCGTGCGCGGTCTGGACAAGCTCGACGGGAAGAACATTGCAGAAGCAGGTACGCTTGAGTTCCTTTCGGGGTTCACGGACGAGTCGGCTGCCGCGAATGCCGTCCTTTCGGCGTATGTGCGGCACGGACAGAATCCTCTGGCGGAGGCTGAGTGCCTGTGGTTACGACGTAGCCAGGAAGACAGCGCGTTTCGATATATCATGGAACTCGATTTGTTACCTCCACTACGGGCGTGGCTTACCGAACTCCACACCTACCATCAAGCCGTACTGAACCTCCGGCTTGAACAAGCGGAGGAACCCGAGGATGACGAATGAACTACCTGTACTGTCGCCACTGCCAACAATTAATGCGCCAGGGGCAGACGCACTGTCGGTACTGCGGACTACAGAGCCCTTGGCCCGAAAGCAGCTGATCAAGATCGCCCGAACCTCCCAGCGTGCCATCACCCTCCTGCTTTGGAAGAAGCAGGGTGGGTTGTGCCCGTTGTGTGGCAAGGAAATCGACATCAAGATTCCCCGTGAAGGCGTGATGGACCACGACCACGACAGCGGGGAAGTCCGAGGTATTCTGCACCGTTCGTGTAACGCGGCAGAGGGCAAGGTGGCGAATGCTGCGGGACAGTGGGGTGCCAAGGCCACCGACTACCCGAGCATCATCCGTTGGCTTGAAGCAATGCTGGTGTACCTCAAGGCACCCGGCACTGGGTATATGTACCCGACCCACAAGACAGCTGAAGAAAAACATGCCGCAAGCCTGTACAAACGCAGACAGCAGTCTGCCAAGCGCAAGGCCCAAGGCCCCACCAAAGTCCGCTCCATGAAACCGAAGGTATCCGAATGACCGACCGCACCTGCCCCATCCGCTCCCAGTTCACCGATCACGACATCCGCAATGCCCATGAGGTAGCGAACGGCTCCATCAAGGAGACAGCGCGCCACCTTGGCTGGCTGAAGGGCATCGAGGTATCGCGTCAACTGGCCCGCTTCTGGTGTATTGACCTGGGCATCCATGTGCCACGGGGTCGCCGCACTCCCACCAAAAAGAAGCTCAAAGGTGCCCCACGCATCTTGCTCATCGACATCGAGACCGCGCCGATCCTGGGCTACGTCTGGTCGCTGTGGAAACAGAATGTCGGGCTCAACCAGATCAAGGAAGAGTGGTACATCCTGTCGTACTGCGCCAAGTGGCTGGGTGAACCGGAAGTCATTTACGAGGACATCCGCGAGAACCCATTCTGCGACAAGCCGTTGTTGGCTGGTCTGTGGAAGCTGATGGACGAAGCCGACATCATCATCGGTCAGAACGGTAAAGCGTTCGACATGCCGAAGATCCAGGCCCGTCTGGTCATGAACGGCTACCTGCCGCCGCGCCCGTACAAGGTGATCGACACCATGCTCATGGCAAAGCAGCAGTTCCGCTTCACGAGCAACAAGCTGGAATGGATGACCGGCGAGAGCGCGAACCTGACCACGCTGACGAAGAGCAAGCACAGCAAGTTCCCCGGCTTCCTGCTGTGGGCTGAGTGCCTGAAGAAGAACCCGGAAGCCTGGGACGAGATGAAGGAGTACAACATTCCCGACGTAACGTCGATGGAAGAGTTGTACCTGAAGTTGCGCCCGTGGTATCAGCAGCATCCGAACCTCGCGGCCTACGTCGAGAGCGAAGAAATGCTGTGTCCTCGCTGCCTGTCGGACGACATCAAGCAGGACGGCTTCACCTTCACCCAAACCGGCAAATATGAGATGTTCCACTGCGGCGGTTGCGGCGGTTGGGCTCGTGGCCGGTACACCAAAAATACCCTGGGCAAGCGCAAGACGCTGCTGTCGAACTAGGAGGTCCAATGTCTCGAAACATCGTAGAGGTCCACTACACCAAGGCCAACAGCAACATCGTCGGGGAACGTCGTTTCCTGTTAGACGGTTCGTTGTTCTTGGACATGGACTGTAAGATGCCAGCGTGGTCCACGCACTACTACACACCCGTCGAAGGGCGCCCCGGTGTCTATGCTGCACTGAGTAGCATTGGTGCTGTCAAGCCGGAGGTGACAGACATCCTGTACCTCTGCGCTTGTAACAAGAACTCCATCTACGAATGCCCGGCGACGTGCCCTAACCCGAAGGCCCAGGACATCAAGAACCTGCACTTGGCTGAGAACGCTGTGCCCGAGGTACTGAGTACCGAAGCCAAGCGCGACACCGGCAAGCCACGCTTCGACCTGTTGGAAGACGGGTGCCCCGATGCGCTGTTGGATGTGGTCAAGGTCATGACCTGGGCTGTTGAGGTCAAGGGCTACCGGGCACATAGCTGGAAAGAAGTTCCCGAGGCACGTCGCCGCTACCGTGCTGCAATGTCCCGTCACCGCAACGCCCTGGCTCGTGGTGAGTTGCTGGACGAAGAGTCCAGTCTGCCACACGAAGCGCACATTGCGTGCAACGCCATCTTCCTGGCGCAACTGCTGTACGTCCAACCGGAGTAACTCATGTCGAAGACCTATACCCACCTGTCGAACCTCCTGTCGATCGCCATCGACACCGGTAACGAAGAACAGGCCCACGAGGTCCGCCAACAGGCCGAAGATGCGCTGCTGAAGCACGGCACCATCACGATCCAAGAGCGGGCCGACATCGAAGCTGACTTCGACGCCGCTGGCTTCGATAGTTCGTTCGAAGCTGAAACCCGTTACGGCCAAGTACCAGCACCAACCGACATCGAGTAAGGGCACGCAATGAGCGCCGATCAAATCGCAGCAGAGATTCAGTCCGATGCGGACGCAATGGTGGAGGCAGCAAAAGCACATGCTGCCCTTATCGCCAAGGGCGACATCGACAAGCTGCCGCGAGGGAAAGCGGTCATTGCCCGGATGTTCGGTGATGTACGTGCCAGCATTGTGGCTGAGCAGGAGAAGAAGCACCGTGGTGTCGGGGCTGCCCTTCGGGGTTGGCTCCGGGAGTTGGAAGCGGATGTGGCGGCAGTCCTGGCCCTGCGGGTGACCATGGGCTGCGTGCTGCAAACGTTCGGGACACACAGCTGCACACCGCCAACGTTCCAGCGGATCGCTACGGCGATTGGCCGGGAGTGGGCAATGGAACTGAAGGTCCGGGCTGCGGCACGTATCAACCCAGTCTACTATGACGGGGCGGTGCAGCGGCTCAAGGACAGCAACACCACCAGTCAGAAGCACGTCCGTATGGCGATGTCCCGTGTTGTGGAGAACAGCCTGGACGGTGTTTACGACAGTGATTTGACACCGACGGAGTACATGCACTTAGGAAAGGTGGGTTTACAGGCGTGCATGGATGCAGGTCTAGTGGACGTTGTTCGCACCACCACCCGATCAGGGCACCACGTAGAGTACGAGTTGACGGCACCTATCAGGGACTTCCTGCTGGACGAGAAGGCATCGGAGTGGCTAGCCCAACCGATCAGCCTGTCAATGATTTCCCCGCCACTGCGCTGGGACCGTATCGTGGGTGGCGGCTTCCACACAGAGAAACGCCAGCTCAAGTTCCCGTTGATCCGGGTGGGTGGACGTATCCGCCACAAGCACATCCGAGAATACCGCAAGGCCATGTCGGCAGAGACCATGCCGAACTTCTTTGAGCCGATCAACTATCTACAGTCGATTCCGTACAGCATGTCCGAGGACATGTACGACACTGTGAAGAATATCTGGCAGGAAGGCGGCGGTGTGCTGAAGGTGCCTAAGAAGGCGCCACCAGTTAAGCCGGTGTTCCCCCATGCGGAGGGGTGGAACAAGGAAGGCGCGAGCGAAGCTGACATGGAGGTCTTCAACCGCTGGAAGCGGCAGACGTTCAATTGGCACAACGACCTGCGTGAGCACAAGTCGATGGCCTGGGAGATGCACAGCTTCAACAAGGTGGTGGGTATGGCCCGAGGCAAGCCGGTGTGGAACGCGATGTTTGCGGACACACGAGGCCGTCTGTACTACCGTGGGGCGTGTTCTCCGCAAGGCTCTGATGCGACCAAGGCGGTTGTCCACTTCGCCAGGAAGAAGCCGCTGGGCCATCGTGGCGTGTACTGGCTCAAGGTCCACATCGCCAACTGCTTCGGCTTCGACAAGAAGAAGTTCAAGGAGCGGGCAGCCTGGACGGACCAGCACTGGGAACACCTCCTACACGGCGTCACAGACCCGTCAAACAGCGACGTGTACCGTGCCAACAACGACGCCCCGCTCATGGCTGTGGCGGCGGTACGGGAGCTTGCAGCGGCATATGCTAGCGGCAACCCGGAGACGTTTGAGTCGGGTATCATCGTCCACATGGATGCGACCTGTTCCGGTCTACAGCACCTGAGTGCAATGCTGCGCGACCCGGTGGGTGGCCGGTATGTGAACCTTGTCCCAGGCGGCGACGAGAAGGCCGACATCTACGCCCGTGTGGCCCATCTGGCGATGATGCAGATCGAACGTGATGCAGAGGGCGGGCACGCTTGCGGGATGCTCTGGCAGGCGCTGGGCGTCTCCCGTAAGCTCGCCAAGGGTCCTGTTATGACCTACGTGTACGGTGCCACGCTGCGGAGCGTAGCCGACGGCATCGGTGACTTCTTGGATGAGCAAGGGTACTCCGCGAAGGATACCGGCGTCCCGTTCATGAAGATGTGCATGTACCTCGCCAAGTTGCTGTTCAAGGCGATTGAGGACACGGTGCCAGCGGCAGCGGCATTGATGCGTTGGTTGAAGGATGTGGTGCGTCACCATGACCGCACCCAGCCGGTGGTGTTCACCACACCGCATGGCCTGCGCGTCCACCACGACTACCCGGACGAGGAACAAACCCGCGTTCGTGTCCGCTCTTGTGGCGTAGAGTACGTGGTGATGTACCAGCAGCTGGAGACATCGAAGACGACGCGGATGCAGAACGCCATCGCGCCGAACTTCGTGCACGCCATGGATGCTTGTCACCTGAGTATGACGACACAGCGGATGGCCGAGCTGGACTTGGACATGGCTGTGATCCACGACTCATTCGGCACGCACCCTTGCGACGTTGATGCGATGCACGAGTGCATCCGTGCAGCTTTCATCGAGCTGTACAGCGACAACGACGTGCTGCTGAACTTTGCCATCGACACAGGGACCAGCATCCTCGCCCCGGCCAAAGGTGACCTGGACCTGAGCACCTTAATGGACTCCGAATTCTTCTTCTGTTAGTGGACAATTCAATTGTCACATATATAGGAGAGAAGCGGGAGAGTGAATGAAATGAACAGTAACTCTAAGGTAACCTTCTCAGAAGAACAGTATAGGCAACTACAGAAACTATTCCCTAATATCACTATTGATGAGAATACATCTTTAAATAAGATTATGATCAACACTGGTGAACTTAGGGTACTGGAGTACGTGAAGTCTAATATTGGCTTTACAGCACGGCGACCCCGTGATCAGTGAGAGAGCCCGCGATGCGGGTGATCCCACAATGGTGGAGTGGGTGATTCAAGATGTGCTCAACACAGTCCCGGAATTATGCTGGGGCGGTCGAGAGGAAGCTGCTGACCGTATCGTCAGGGCGACCGTCGAAGTTGATCGCTATGAGTTATGCGCTTTCGCCAATGGCAAGCCGGTAGGGATTTGCGTTCTGGTATCCGAAGAGGACCCACACGTAGGTCCCTGTCTCGGCGTAATGTGGCACTGGGTTCATCCTGCGCATAGTGGGGAGTTGGGCAAGTTGTTTCTGAAGCGGGCTATTGAGCTTGCTAAGGAGAACAGCCTGCCGTGTATCGCTTTCTCACATCGCATTAAAGAGGGTGAGTACCGGATTAAATACCGGAGGGTACATGGGCAAGTTAGTCCAAGCGCGGCTGCTGGAGTTGTTCGTCGATAACGACGGGCAGCTGGTGCGGCGGGTTGCTAAAGGCAAGGCACCGGCGGGAGCCGTGTGTGAAGGACGGACCAACAACGGTTACTACCGAGTACGTGTGGATGGTGTTTACCAATTGGTGCACCGTGTCCTGTGGACAATGCGCCATGGGGACATCCCAACGGAACTACTGGTGGATCACCGGGACGGGAACGGTTACAACAACTCCATCGACAACCTGCGCTTAGCGACCCACGGGCAGAACATGCAGAACGCGATTACCCACACGGGTAATACCAGCGGACACCGAGGTGTGCACTGGAGCGTTGCAGCGGGCAAGTGGCAGGTACAGTGCAACGCCAATGGGCGGAACCACTACGGTGGCCTATTCGTCGATTACAGTGCCGCCTGTGCGGCTGCGGACACCATGCGGCTAACATTGCATGGGAAATTCGCGGGAGGTAACTATCGGTAAGAAAGTTAAAAAGCTCGTCGGCAAGATCAAGAAGTTCACGGAGAAGTGGGACCCGTTGGGTGCCGGTACGTTGAACCAATTCGTGGACCCGATGGCTGACCAATGGTTGGGCACGGACTTCACGGGCATGAAGGCACTGGAAGCGCAGAACGCAGCAGATGCGACAGCGCGGAATGAAGCCTTGCTTGCGCAGCTAGGTCAACAGCAGGCGGCGAGTAACGTCGACCTGGGCTTCGAGAACACACCGGACACGCAAGTAGGCGGCACAGCTAACTCGCTGACCACCTCGTCCACCACCAAGAAGAAGAAAGCCCCTGGCGGCGTAGCGTCTTCCCTGGGCATCAACGTATGAGTCGTGGGACGCTGACTGCGTTGCAGATGTGGCAGCAGTATCGGGATGAGGCCGTCGTGCGGAAGAGCGAGCAATTCGCTACCTTCACGCTGGGCAGCACCATGGTCGATCCGTTGAACGTCAGCAATCAGACTGTACAGCATGACTTTCAATCGGTGGGCGCACTTCTGACGAACAACCTGACGGCGAAGTTGGTCGCCTCGTTGTTCCCCAGCGGCGTCCCCTTCTTCAAGAACATGCCTTCTAAGACATTGCTGGCTGCGGCGGTTGAGCAGAGTATCAATGAACAGGAGGTCAACAACATGCTGGCTCGCTTGGATCGGGAGGCTACTGAACGGTTGTTTGTTCAGGCCACCACTGCCAAGCTGACCCGACTGTTGAAGCTGCTGATCATCACCGGCAACGCGCTCGCTTACCGCGATCCGAAGACCGGCAAGATGACAGTGTGGAGCATCCGCTCCTACGTGGTACGTCGTGCAGCAGACGGTGAATTCCGCCATGTCGTGTTGAAACAGATCATGCGGTTTGATGAGCTGCCTGAACACGTCCAAGCGGACTACACCGCCAAGAAGCCGGGCCAGTACAAGCCGGATCGCATGATGGACTACTTCACGGTGATCGAGAAACAACCCGGCGCAGTGAACAAGCGCGTCGTGGTGTGGAACGAGATTGATGGTCTGCGGGTCGGTCCTGAATCGAGTTACCCCGAGCATCTGGCACCGTGGATCGTGACCGTATGGAACTTGGCAGACGGTGAGCACTATGGCCGAGGTTTGGTCGAGGACTTCACTGGCGACTTCGCCAAGGTCTCGTTGGTATCCGAGCAACTGGGCTTGTACGAGCTAGAAGCGCTAAGCCTGCTGAACGTCGTTGACGAATCGGCCGGCGGGGTTATTGACGAGTACCAAGAGTCGGACACAGGCGATTACGTCCGTGGTAAGACTGCGGCCATCACATCGTATGAGCGTGGTGACTACAACAAGATCAACGCAGTGCGCGAGTCCATTGGAGAGGTTATCCAGCGGCTGAGCATGGCGTTTATGTACACAGGCAACACCCGACAGGCCGAGCGCGTTACTGCCGAAGAGATTCGTGCAGTCGCCAAGGAAGCCGAGTCGACGCTGGGTGGGGTGTACTCCCTCTTGGCAGAAACTCTGCAAGGGCCACTGGCCTACCTGTGCATGGCCGACGTGGCCGATGACCTGATGATGGGCCTGGTCACCAAGCAGTACAAGCCGGTGATCCTCACTGGTATCCCGGCATTGAGCCGGGCGGTAGAGATGCAGAACCTGCTGGCAGCCACGCAAGAGATTGCGGCGATTGTCCCGGCACTGACGCAGCTCGACACCCGCGTAGACGGGTCCAAGGTCGCTGACCTGATCTACAACTCCCGCTCGGTTGATGTGTCCCGCATCTTCAAGGAGCCGGAGGTTATCGCAGCAGAGGCTGAGACGAAGGCCCAGGCCGCAGCTCAAGCACAAGAAGGCGCCCAAGCAGCCATGCTCGGTGCAGGCGCAACCGTGAACGAAGGTATCGAAGGACTCACTCAATGACGACGAACAACCAAAACCTCCCAGCCGGTCTCGCTGGTCGTGCAGCACAAGCCTCAGCAGCAGCTCCCCAGGCACCCGCCCCGGCGCCAGCTCCGGCCCCTGCACCGGTAGCCGTCCCTGAGCCAGCGGCATCCCAGCCGTTCACCAGCCTGCAACCGCAAGACCCGGCGTTCAACGCCAACCCGGCACCAGCTCCTGCGCCAGCCCCGGTCAACCCGATGCTGTCTCATGTGAGCCAGAATGCCCCGGCGGAGCCTGCCCCAGCAGCGGCACCGCCAGCAGCACCGGCTGTACCGGACGCCCTGAAGCCGGTAGCCCTGCCGACCGACAAGCCTGCCGAAGCCGCCCCGGAAGCCTCTGTGGCCCATCTGGCAGGCGTCTTCGCCCAGGACGTAAACCTGGCACCGGCTGTGGGCTATCTCGATAGCTTCTGCACCGACAACGGCCTGGACGTGGCACGGGTGTTCGGCAAGGCTGCCGAGGAAGGTGATGCGCGTTTCATCGACACCGGCTACCTAACCGAGAAGCTGGGCAAGGAAGCCGCTGACAAGCTGGTCAAGGTCGGCAGTGATGTGATCGCTTACATCAACGCCTACACCGACCAGTCCGTTGCCGAGGTCCACAAGGCCGCTGGCGGCGAGGCCCAATGGGACCACGCAGCCAAGCTGTACTCCGAGAAGGCCGACCCGATGGAACGCCAGATCGTGGCTGACCTGCTGAACTCTGGTGACCGCGCCAAGATGGCTCACGCCGCCAAGATGGTCACCCAGTTCGCCGTATCGCAGGGCGGGGCCATCTCCCACAATGCGCCTGCCCTGGGCCTCCCAGGCGGTCAGAAGGGCTTGACCCAGGCCGAGCACATCGCCAACATCTCCAAGCGTGGCGTAACGCCGGAGCAGTACGCCGAGTCGGTCAAGATGCGTCGTTTGGGCAAGTCCCAGGGCCTGTAAATGCTGGACGAACGCCCAGATATTTAATTGTCACATACGTAGGAGAGATGGGATTACGGTACGTCTACACGGCGTATCCACTGGTCCCATGATCCACAACCCCAATAGAATGTAAGGATGCAAAATGACTGTACTTGCTGATCTGACCCGTCCACAATGGGCTGGCCCTGATGCTGATGTGGACATCCACATTGAAGAGCACCTGGGCATCGTCGACAAATCGTTCGGCTACAGCTCCCAGCTGGCGTCGGTAATGAACATCCGTCAGCTGCGTGGCACCAACACTGCCCGTATTGACCGCGTAGGTGCTGTGAAGATCGGCGGTCGTAAGACTGGCGAGAAGCTCGTAAGCTCCCGCGTTGTGAACGACAAGTTCACCTTGCTGGTGGACACCGTGCTGTATGCTCGCCACGAATTCGACAAGTTCGATCAGTGGACCAGCGACCTGGACATGCGCAAAGAAACCGCTGAAGAAGACGGCATTGCGCTGGCGAAGCAATTCGACCAAGCCTGCCTGATCATGGCGGCTAAGTGCGCGGACTTCGTTGCACCAGCTGGCCTGGAAGGCGCGTTCCACAATGGCATCCTGACCCAAGCGACCGTCACCGGTCTGCCAGGTAATGCCGAGGCAGACGCCGACGCACTGGTACGTGCCCACCGTGAAGGCATCGAGCAGCTGATCCTGCGCGACCTGTCCGACGCGGTGTACAGCGAAGGCATCACCTTCGTTGACCCACGCATCTTCACCCTGTTGCTGGACCACAAGAAGCTGATGAACGTTGAGTTCCAGGCTCTCGGTGGTGTGAACGACTTCGCTCGTTCGCGTATCGCCGTCCTCAACGGTGTGCGTCTGGTCGAGACCCCACGCGTGGTTACCGAGGTCATCACCGACAACCCGCTGGGCGATGCGTTCAACGTGACCGCTGAAGAAGCGAAGCGCCGGATGATCACCATCATCCCGTCCAAGACTCTCGTCTCGGCCCAAGTGCACGCCATCACCGGCGACTACTGGGAAGACAAGCGTGAGTTCTGCTGGGTGCTTGACACCTACCAGTCCTACAACATTGCCCAGCGCCGTGCAGACGCCGCCGCAATCGTTGAAGTGACCGGCCTGTAATACCATACCCCATCTACCCCTAACCGGTGGGTGGGGTATTTTTTGCTTAGGAGGCAAGATGGACCTACTCGGTGCCGTCAACCTCGTCTTGCGTAAGATCGGTGAAATCCCGGTCACCAGCATTGACGAGCAGTACCCTACGCTTGCCCTGGTCCTGCCTGCTATGGAAGAGGCCCGGATCAAGTTGCTCAGCGAGGGCTACTGGTTCAACACGTACTACAAGCACACCATCCGGCACATGCCGAACGGTGAAGTGGTTTGCCCGCTCAACACCCTGAAGTTCTTCCCTGAAGAGTCCCGCCACAAGTGGGTAGGACGACGCATTGCAGACACGGACACCGGCAGCATCTACGTCAACGAAGACGTGACCGGGCGCATCATCATCGACATTCCTTTCGAGGACTTGAACGAGGTGGCGCAGTACGCCGTGGCCTACACCGTAGCGCATGCGACTTACCTGTCGGACATCGGTAACGATGACATCTGCCAGAAGCTGGAAGCGACCCGCGACGAATACATCGGGCAGGTCAACGGCGACCACACGGTCCAACGCAAACAGAACAGCCGTGAGCGCAAGCAAGTCATGCGCTGGCGCCGCAGTCTGAGGACTTAACATGGCGTATCAAGAAAGCTCGTACAAGAACCTTGTGTTCGGTGTGAGTCAGCAAGCTGCACAAGATCGACTGCCCGGCCAGCTACAAGCGCAGATCAATATGACGAGCGATCTTGTAGCTGGCCTTCGTCGTCGCGCGAGCGTCGAGGCAGTAACAGCGGTCGGCACCTTCACTGACGTCAAGAGTGTCCGGCAGTACAACACCGACATCGGCGGCACAGCGGTCTCGCTGATTTGCGATGCAGTCAACGGCACCATCAAGGTGGTGGAGGAAGCGACCGGGGTTGCCCTGGCGGACTTCCAGCATGACTACCTCAAGGCAGCTGTTGCTCGCAGCCTTCGACTGGTGACGTTGAACGATGCGGTGTGGCTGTGCAACGTGGAGCAGAAGCCGGTTGTATCAGTGGCAGCGGATCGGTCGAAGTACCCGGACCCTTCGCACTGGGGTTACTACTATGTGGCTGCCGGTGCATTCCAGAAGGCATACACGCTGACGATCACTGACCGCAGCGTAGACCCACCAACCAGCAACACGGTGACGTACACCACACCGGTGTCCACTGTAGCGGAGGCCACGCCGGAGTTCATCACCAACCGACTGGCTGAGTTGGCGCGAGCCGCCTGGACAGCCTACGGTGTGACCATCACGGTCGAAGGCACCTTCGCTTCCATCCAGTGCACCACGGCCAAGCCGACCATCTCGACCACAGCGGGCTCCGCTTACATGCGGTGCAGTAACGCGATGAGCATCCGAGATGCAGCAGAGCTGCCCGCCCGGTTACCGCTGGTGATGAACAACATCATCGTGGCGACTGGTGCCAGCAACACCAAGGTGTTCTACCGGTACAACGATGCTGAGAAGCGTTGGATCGAGGACGCCAGCTGGGAGGACCTGAAGGACCTCTCCAACCTTCCTCTGCGGATGACTCAGGACGAGACGACCGATGAGTACAAACTGGAGGCACCCGTCTATGAGCGTCGAGCTGCCGGGGACGAGAAGTCAAACCCACTTCTCAAGTTCATTACCCAAGGTATCACGGGAATGGCAGCCTTCCAAGGACGGCTCGTCTTCCTCAGCAATGAGTACGCTTGCCTCTCGGCGTCCGACAACCCTTTGCGATTCTTTCGAAGCACGCTTAGCACCGTCGCGGACAACGATCCGATTGAAGTGGCAGCGCAAGGCAGCCTCACGGCTCCATACGAGTACGCCCTAAACTTCAACAAAGACCTCGTGATGTTCTCCCGGCACTACCAGGGAATCATCCCCGGCAACAGCATGGTGACACCGCGCACTGCCAACGTTGCACTCATGACCCGCTACGAAGTGGACACCAGCGCCGAACCTACCGCCGCTGGCCGCTCCATCTTCTTCGGTGCCCCGCGAAGCCTCGGCTACGTTGGTGTGCATGAGATGACGCCATCGCAGTACGCCGACAGCCAGTACGTTGCCGACGACGTGACCAGCCATATTCCCCGGTACATCCAGGGACCGTGGCGCTTCATGGTGTCTTCCACGACATCGAACATCATGGTGGCCGGTACAGCCGACCATAATGAGCTGGTCATTCACGAGTACCTGTGGAACCAATCGGAGAAGGTCCACCAGTCCTGGCACAAGTGGAAGTTCGCTTGGCCGGTGATCGACGCCTACTTCTCCGGCGACGTGCTGATCTGCCTCTTCGGCGTGGAAGGTTCGCTGTACCTCTGCCGCATTGACTTGCAGCGGGGTGCCGGTGACATCTCCCCAACCGTGCCGCGACTCGACTTCTTCACTGAAGCGACCTGCACGGTGCCGGGTAAGTTGACTGTGCCCAACTACGTGCTGGACATGGGCACCGACCTACGGGCGTTCAAGGTCGAGGGCGAGAACGCCTACCTGGGCCAGAAGGTATTCAGCAATGTCCGTGGCACAACCACGACGGAGCTGGACATCCCCGAGGCATTGGTGGGTGAGCGGTATGCTGTTGGTTACCAGTATGAGTCGATGTTCACCCTGACCCCACCGGTCCTCAAGGATGCGAAAGATGTACCTATCACGACTAGCCGTGGCGTGCTGCACAAGTACCGGGTCTCGGTTGCAAACACCGGTCTCTTTACCTACGTGGTCGGCGATGCTGCGCGAGCAGGCGTGCCGCAGACAACAACACCAATGCGGCTATTCTCGCAACGGTTGGGCGCTGGGTTACCTCTCGCCGACACATCAACCGTCACCGTCCCTGGCCGAGTAGACTTGGCTACTGCCTCGCTTACCTTGTCGAGCAGTGACTACTATGACCTGAACGTGCGCTCCATCGAGTACGGGTTCCGGTTCCATCAGCAGTTCAGGAGAATGTAACCATGTGGATGATGCTTGCCCAGGCGGCAGCGTCGGGTATCAAGGCCAAGCTGGATAACGACCGGCGCAAGAAGGAAATCAAGGCGCAGAACAAGGCGGCGAAGGCTGCCGATGACCGCACCATTGCCAACGCCTATCAGGAAGTCTCTTCGTACAACTTGCAGAACGGGATGCTTCGCGTCCAGGCTGCCAAGGAACTACAGCAGGCTGACAAGATGGCGTACAGTGCGCAGGGAACCGTGGCGGCTAACGCTGCTGCGGCCCAGGTCAAGGGCGCCTCGGTTGACGCAGTGATCAACGACATCGACCGGGAGCTGGGCGAAGCCCGCGTAGCAACCGAGCAGTCGTTGGAAGCCGGGCAGTACAATATCCAGAACAGTATCCGTTCGGTTGTGCAGTCTGCCTCGTCGGCGCTGCTGGGCCAACAGAACCCGTACGCCAACCAAAGCTCCCCGTTGCTCGCCACACTGAGTACACTGGGCAGCTCGTACCTCAACAATCAAATGAAGTTCGGCGGTGGTAGTGGCTTCAGCTTCTTCGGAGGCGGGACACCCACCCCAGGTACACCGGCGGCAGGCACAGCGGAGACATTCGCGGCGCCAAGCAGCGGTGGCTTCACAATCAACTCGTAGGAGGTCTCATGGTAGAACGTACCAGCGAGCAGTTCAATCTGCGCAAGTCCGAGGGCGGTACTCAACTGAGTGCACTCCGCCTCGGCCCAGGCGAACGTCGTCGTCCCGAAGAGGTCGACAACGCTGGCAACCAAGCCCTTCAGGGGCTGGTCGGTCTGTTTGGACAAGCTGCTGGTAAAGCTGCCGACCAACAGGCTCAGATGGCTTACTTGGAGGGCAGCCGGGCACGGATGGCGGGACAGGCACAGGAGACTGTGGACTCCAACATCTTTACCAAGTCCTTCGTCAACGGCGGCTATCAGGACCAAGACTACCGCATCCACCAAGCGGACATGGCACGGGAGATGGACACGTTCATCGCCACGAAGGGCAAGAGCATGTCGCCCGCCGAGTTCCAGAAGGTGGTGCAGGAGCGGGCAGGGACATTCACTGAGCAATTCAGCGAGCTGTCCCAGCGCGGCCAGATGTCGGCACTGACCAACCAGACCAAACTGGAGGAGTCGCTGTTCGCCAAGCAAGGGCAGGCGTACGCCCAGTGGTCCATCGAGCAAGGCTCCAAGGCGTACTTGGCGCAGGGCAACCAGATCATCACCGACTTGCAGAAGGCTGGTGAAGCTGACGCACCTGCCCAGGCAGAGCGGGCCGCACTGTTCTTCCAAGACGTGCTGACCACCGACAAGCTCCCAGTAGGTAGTCGGGAAGCAACCGCTATCGAGTACGTGCATGCGCTGATCAACAACGACCAGCGTGCCGTTGTTGAGCAGTTCCGTGCGTCCGGTATGCTCAACAGTATCTCGTTCAAGGAACGGCAGAAGATCGACGCGGCGTTGCGGGACTCTAAGGTCCGCACCGAGGCGACGGACTCCCTGGCATTCGTGCAGCAGGATGGTGAGTTTGAGGGCAAGGTGATCGCCGGGCTTGCGTCCACGGACGAGCTGAACGAGTACATCACCAGCCGTACCAACTCCGGCCACATGTCCTATGATCAGGGCAAGCAGCTGCGAGCGAAGTACATCAAGGGCCTGGGCAACAAGGATGACATGAGCGCCCTGATGACAGCCGTGGGTAACCGCGACCTGACGGCCATGGCTGCACTGGGCTACACCGGCCAGGAGGCCATTGACCAGATGGACAAGCAGCTGGCTGCCCAGGGCATCTCCCTGGAACGCCGTTTGCAGGTCGGTATGACACACGGTCTGGACATCGGCGTACTCCCAAAATCTTTCGGTGAGACGATTGCGCAGTCCGTTCGGGCCGTTGCATCCTCGACCGACAAGGCACCGGTCAGTACCGATTTGGTGGAAGCGCTGAACGGCGTGGTGTCGACACTGACACTGGCTGAACAGAAGAACCCAGGTGCCCGAGGCGTACTGCTGGCGTCCCTACCGAAAGATATCCAGGCACAGATGGCGTATGTCTTGACCCAGCAGGATAAGGGCGTTGCCCCAACCCAAGCGATCAAGGAGTACGCCACGGCCAAGGAAGACTTCGCCAAGCTGGACAACCTGCAAGCCGGGATGCAGACGAACAAGTTCAAGGCCACGGTGCAGGAACGGATCGACAGCGAAGTGTCCTCGGGCTTCTTCGGTCGCATCGGCAACGCCCTGACTGGCAACAGTAACCTGTCCACCAACCCGCTGCACGCTGCCCAGTTGGGCGCTGCATTGCAGGACGAGGTGAGCAGCATCACTGCCGACCGCAACAACATGGGCCTGTCCCCTGAAGCGGCGCTGGAGATGGCTGTCTCCAACGTACAGTCCCGCACCATCCAAGTGGGCGAGCGGGGCTGGGCTGGTACGGGTGAGGCACGTCGCTCACTGATCATGCCGCGTGGTGTCGATTTGCAGACGGTCTTCCAAAGCAACGACAAGCAGCTGATCGGTCGCATGCTCTCGCAGATGCACCCAGCCGATGCGTCGGGCTATGAGTCGTCGTTCCAGTACAACCGCTCGACCGGCGTGCTGGAGAATATCCAGGTCAGCGCCGATGGTGTGGTTGCACGTCGTACGCCAGTCGATGCACCCGAGGTTGGCCGTCGTATCAAGGCCGACAACGAGCGGGTATTCGCAGAGGCAGAGGCGGCGCACTTCGGTGCACCTGTCGAGGTGGCGGGTACAACCTTCCGTGTCGATGGCGGCAACACCTACGGGATTCCCGTGCGTGCAGCCTACAACTTCCGCAAGGAGCTGGCTGGCTTCGAATCGTATCGCGACACGGTGTACAAAGACCGCAACGGTCTCGCCGTGGGTATCGGTCACAACGTGACAGGCCAGATGAAAGAAGGTGACAAGATCAGCAAGGCCCAGGCCGAGCAATGGTTCCGCGAAGACACAGACACCGCGATGCAGGTCGGCTCCCAGCTGGCAGGTCAACTCGGTGTGCGTGACGGTCGGGCCAAGGCTGCACTGGCCGGTGCTGTGTTCCAACTGGGCGCCGCTGGCTTCGATGATCACCAACGCACCGCAGACGCAATTGCCAAGGTAGATTGGAACAGCTTCGTCAAGGAAGTCCGCAGCTCCAAGTGGGCTGAGCAAACACCTAACCGTGCCGAATGGTTCATCAAGAACATGGCACCGCACTTCGCCCGATAGGAGAAATATCATGGCAGGTAGTAAAGGCTCTTTGAAGCCCAAGGTAGTAGTCCCAGCGGACGAGCTGCAAACAGCATTGAACCCTGCCTCTCCCTCCGGGTTGTCAGGGGACAACACACTGGTCACAGGCGGTCCCGTCGGGGCTGCCGCTGAGGACAAGGCGGTTGCCACGGCAGCTGCCCCTCTTGTTGAGCAGAAGAAAGACGATAACCTGTCGACGACTGATAAGGTCGTGGCGGCAGCCCAAGAGACCTACACCGGCTACATCGTGGAAGCGATGGACCGCAGCTATAGCGAGCAGTTCAATGACTTCGATCCGAGCTTTGATGGCAAACGCCATGCACTGGACCTGCTTAATCGCCTTGGTGTTGAGCCAACCGAGAAGCACTTGGAAGTGTTGGCAAGGGCCGGTACTGAAGAGAATCAGATTGAACAAGCGCAGCGCATGGCGCAGCACAAGACCAACCAAGAAATCCTCAGCAAGCACGGTGCCTACGCTGTCGCAAGTGGGGTCCTCGACCCTGCCATGCTCATCACGGACATCGCAACCTTCGGGGCGAGTAAAGCGTTGTCTCTTGGCCGTCTTGGCGCTGGTGCCCTCGGCGCCACTGGGGCCACGGCATATACGTATGCTGCGGATGTCTCGGGCAAGGAGACTCAAGCATTTGAGTATCTGCTCAATGCCAGTCTGGTTGGTGGAGCCAATGCCCTCTTTGCAGGCGGCGCCCGTCTACCCAATCTTCCTGGCGGACTTCCTGGGACCGGTGCAGCTGGAACTGCCACTGGCGTTCGACGCAGCGTCAACGCCTTCGTGTCCGAGACTGACAAGCTCGCTGCAACACCAGAAGCTGCCGACGTGCTGCGCACGCTGGTGGACGACCCAGTGCGGCGTAGTGGTCTCCTGACCAACAACAACGCCGCCTCGTTCCAACGGATGTACTCCAACGAGGCCGACGGTCTGATCAAGGCGTATGACGACTCGGTTGAGCAAGAGCTGTCCAAGTCCTTCAACTGGGCACAGCGCAAGCTCGACGTGAGTGGCCGCTACGCTGACGCCAAGGACGCATTGAACAGCCGGGTTACTGACGAGCTGCTGCGCCGCGATGACATGTGGTCTCGCTTCGGTCACGTCATGCCTGATCCGAACGTCGATCCGATGATTGCCCGACTGGCCGACCAGTCCGACGCCTTCCACGGGCGGCTCGGTGAGATGGCACGGGACGCAGGTGTGCGTGGGTTTGAGGACTTCACGGCACGTCCCGGCTACTTCCACCGGAGCTGGAACGATACGCTGTTCCAGGCTGCGGAGCGTAGCGAGAAGGGCATCGTCCGCAAGCTGCTGGCCGAGTCGGTTGAGCGCGGTATTAAGGGTGTGGACAAGGACGAGGCAGACGCCATTGCTGGTGCGCTGGTTCAGCGTGTTCACGACAAGGCATCTGGTATGCGCTCCGACTTCATGGGTGCGCTGGGCAAGGCAGACACGACCTTCCTGCGGGAGTCGCTGGAAGCGGCCAAGGTGAGCGCTGGGCGTATCGAGTCTATCATGGGCAAGATCGAGCAGAAGGCATCCGACCAGGGCACCAGCAAGTACGGCAAGCACCGTCTGACCCTGGACATGTCGGCCTCGGTCAAGGCCAAGGACGGCACCGTGTACCGGGTTGCAGACCTGATCGACCGGGACTTGGACCGTATCATGGAGAACTACGGCACGTCGCTGAGCGGGCGCTCCGCATTGGCCAAGGCAGGTATTGCTGCTGACGACGCAGGTCTGGAGGCGTTCAAGCGCTCCTACCTGGCATCGATCAACAAGCTGCCCCAGGCTGAGCAGGCTGACCTGATGCAACAGCTGGATGGCCTCCTGGGTGACTTCACCGGGCACCGACCAGACGCCAACATCCTCGGGGCCAACGCCCAGCGGGTCAAGAGCGTTGCTGATGCGACCATGCTGTCGGCCTCCGGGTTGTGGCAGGTTGCCGAGTACGCCACCATGGCCCAGCGTCACGGTGTGGTGGAGACCGGTAAGGAGTTCATGCGCCGCTTCCCAGGTATTCGCAATGTGCTGCAATCGGCCCGGACCAACCCGGATTTGGCTGACGAGCTGCACACTGTACTGGGTCTGGACCTCGCCAGGGACGTGCGCCTGCGCCCGTGGAAGCGCCAGCACGACGCCTTCTTGGAGTCGAGCGACACCATGGTCGACCGCATCCTGCACGCCGGGAAACAGGCCGTACCGTACCTCAACGGGATGAAGTTCATCCACTCCCACCAGTCCCGAATGAACGCCAATCTGGTGCTGAACAAGTTCGCTCGGGCTGCCCAAGGCGACACCAAGGCACTGGCCGAGATTCGCAAGTACGCTCCCGATCTGGACTGGGCGCAGGCTGAGCAGGCGATCAAATCTAATGTCACATACGTAGGTAAGAACGCTCAAGAATTCAACTGGTCCCGTTGGGCGCCGGAAGATGTCGATGGCGTTATGAATGCCGCACTGCGTATGATGGACGATGCGATCCTCTATGGACGTGCCGGTCAAGGTGCCAGCTTCTCCCGTTCCCAGGTTGGACAGGTCTTAGGCCAGTTCCGCTCGTTCGTGTCCTTCGCCAACAACAAGTTGCTGCGCGGTACACTGAACGCCGACGGCCCGAAAGGATTAGCCAGCCTCATGGCCTTCCAGTACCCGATGACCTTCTTGATGGTCTCGGTGAACGAGGCCCGTAAAGGCCAGCTCGACCTGTCTGAGAAGGGCGTGAAGAAGATGGCAAAGTCTGCTGTCGGTTACACTGCTGCCCTCGGCTTCGTCGGGGATGCTGCGGGTATCCTGGGCTTGACTGGTGGTCGAGGTGGCTTGTCCACTCCGCTCACAGGCGTCTTCGATGCACTACCTCGTGCCACTGGTGGTATCGCTAAGGTCGCCGGGATTTCCCGCGACACATCTGGCGAGTACCAGGGCCGCGAAGGTGCAGCAGATATTGGCAAGGCCGCTACCATGGTCGTGCCGTTCCTCAACGTAATGCCGGGCACCGCCATGGCATTGGAAGCACTCAAGGATAAATAATGGCACAGGTCCCTAATGTGTCCGTGAACTTCGACGGGGATGGCGTAACAGCCATCTTCGATTTCGATTTCCCGTACCAGAAGCAATCCGAAGTCTTCGTGTCGGTTGACGGTGTAAACGTCGCCTACACTTGGCTGGTAGGCAACACCCACTCGGTGCAGGTTCTACCTGCGCCTGCCCTTGGCACCAGGGTACGTATCTACCGTTCGACCTTGGCATTCGTGCCGCTTCACGTCTTCGCCGCTGGTGTTCCGTTCCTCCCACGTTACGTGGATGAGAACAATCGCCAGATGCTGTACGTGGCCCAGGAGTCGGTCAACACCAGTACCGCCGCAATGGACATTGCGAATGAGGTGCGGGACCGAATCGACGCGGCGGAGGACGTGGCCGCAGAGGCTATCGCCACGGCGAATAGTGCCGCAGGTGTTGCGGGGGATGCTGCCACGGTGGCAGGTCAGGCCGCAGCCGATGCAGCCGATGCGCTGGGTGTCGCCAACCGTATCGCCGACACCGCTAACGAGGCCCTTGAGACAGCGAACGCCGCTGACGCCAAGGCCGACGAGGCGCTTGCGGCGGTTAGTGAGGCAGGGGTCGCCAGTTGGAATGGGCGCACGGCCATCGTCGTACCCGAGTCCGGCGACTACAACGCCGCACAGATCACTTATGGTACGGGTAATGTCGCAGACAGTAAATGGGACTCCGTTGCGTCGGATAACACCCCTGGCGCCACCCCGCTAGTCAGCATCAATGCACTGGCCGCAACTATTCGCAGTATCACTGCGGGTACTGGGATCAAGTTCACCGTGACGGCGGGCAATATCCTGCTGGAAAGCGTGTCCGGTGATGCTGTAGGTACGCTGAAGGCTTGGAAGTTCAACCGGGCCACTATCCCTGGTGGGCAGCTGGCTAACGACGGGCAGATCATCACGAATGGCCGTACACTGTACCCTGAGCTATGGGCGCTGATCCAACCCTTCTGCGTCACGGATGCGGTGTGGTTGGCTGCGCCTTATACCAGTCGGGGTATGTTCTCCAGCGGCAACGGCTCCACCGACTTCCGTATGCCAGATGACAACGGGAAACATCCCGACGGCAACACCATCTCGGCAATGGTCCTCCGGGGCGATGGTAAGAATTCAGCGGGTACGCCGGGTTTGCACCAGGCTGACCAGTTGCAAAACATTACGGGTACCTTCGCTGGGGCGACCAATGCTAGTCGCTTCAACCCGACAGCCTTTGCTGGGGCATTCCAGGGTACGGGTCTTGCTACGGCGGATTCCGGTAACGCGGCAGTAACGAACCAAGCGGGACAAGTTACCTTCGATGCCTCTCGTATTGCGCGAGCAGGTTCTGAAACACGCTCGGCAAACTCCACCGTTATCTGGTGTACTGTTGCAGCCAAGGTTACAAACAACGTCGGCACCGTAGATGTCACTGTATTGGCGAGTGCAGTAGCCACCCAGGGTGCAGCACTGGCCGCAGTTCAGTCCCAGCAGGTTCTGACCAAGTTCTACGAGAGCCCGCCTACTAACTGGACAGCAGGTGGTCAACTTACCTTTACCCACAACCTGGGTGCGCTACCCCGTCTCGTGTCTATTGAGGGTGTTGTAACGACCGCGCAGGGCAACGCCCCGCTAGGGGCTCGCTTTGAGGTAGGGTTGTTCATCGCCACCAACTATATCGGCGCTCAGGTGGACACTAAGACAACAACAGCGGTAACGGTTCGGTTTGGCAACTCCATTGGGCGACTGTTCAATGCGTCCTCTGCCGATCAGGTACTGTCCGCCAACTCGCAAGTTATCGTAAGGGTGTTCGTATGATGCTTTATTATGTTGACTCCGAGGGTGTGTTCCTGGGTGGTTGGGATGAGGGCGCCCCTGCCGGGGGCATCCCCGTGGCCCCGGCGCCGGAATACGCTGACCAGCTCTGGTTATTCCCCGGTTGGTCACCCAGCCGTATGCAGTTGGCAATGGTTGAGGATGAGTGGCGGGTGGCGGAACTGGCGGTTATCGCCACCCAGCTGCTCTCCCTGGAGGAAGCCGAGGCAGCACTGGAAGAGGGCGAACCACTGCCCCCCGACCTGCGCCCAGGTACACGTAACCAGTGGCTCGCCTATCGCACTAAGGTGCGGGCCTGGAAAGACACCAACAGCGACTTCCCACTGAAGGAGAAGCGCCCAACAGCACCCGCCTTACAGGAGTGAGTATGGCAGCGAAGGAATCTAAGCTAGGTGAACTCCACGAGTTCCTGGCTGAGCAGTTCATGATTGAGGGCATGTGGTACAGGGAGAACGACATCCCAATGCCAGCCGCTGACAAGGCGGCTATGTCCAAGTTCCTCAAAGACAACAACATCACCTGTGACCCTGCCGACCGCTCCGATCTGGAAGCGCTCAAGGCAGAGTTCCTGGCTGGCTCCCGAGCCCGTCAGTCCAAGGCAGCACAGGCCGCTGGTCTGTCCGCTGATGATCTAGCCGCTGCGTATGGAATGCACTAATGGAAGTCCGCGAACGTTTTGAGAAGGCCGTGATCGTACGGGAGATGTACCCGCGCTTCCGTGACTTCGCGGAGGACTGGATGGAGTTCCTCGGGTTCAAGCTGACCTGGATGCAGGCCGACATGGCTGACTTCATGCAGGACTGTCCCGATAGCTCCATGGTGCAGGCCCAGCGGGGCGAGGCCAAGTCCACGCTTGCGTGTGGGTTCGGCATCTGGCAATTGATTCAGGACCCACGTCACCGTGTAATGCTGGTGTCGGGTGCCGAAGACAAGGCCAAAGAGAACGGTAAGCTGATGAAGCGTACCATCATGCAGTGGGACTTGCTCGACTATCTGCGCCCTGACCGCTACGCCGGTGACTTGACCTCCGACTTGGAGTTCGATGTGCACTGGTCGCTGAAGGGCGTGGAGAAGTCCGCGTCTGTTAACTGCATCGGCCTGACGGGTTCCCTTCAGGGCTACCGTGCGGACCTGCTGATCCCGGACGACATTGAGACGACCAAGAACGGCCTGACCCAAACACAACGGGACATGACCGCCAAGCTCTCTCAGGAATTCTCGTCCATCTGCACCCACGGTAAAATCCTGTACCTGGGTACGCCTCAGACCAAAGAGTCCATCTACAACGCCCTCCCCCGTCGGGGGTACACTGTCCGCATCTGGCCGGGACGTTTCCCTACGCTGGATGAGCAAGAGCGCTACGGCGAGCACCTCGCTCCTGCTATTCTGGAGCGGATGGCTCTGTTGGGTGACCGCTGCCGATCTGGTGGCGGACTTGATGGCACTCGTGGCCTGAGCACTGACCTCGGTCGGTACTCCGAGGCGGACCTGTGCAAGAAGGAGATGGACCAAGGGCCGGAAGGCTTCCAACTCCAGTACATGCTCGACACCTCGCTGTCTGATGCTATGCGTCAACAGCTGAAGCTGCGTGACCTGATCTTCGGTGACTTCCAGTTCGACAACGTGCCTGAGCGCATGTCGTGGGCTGGCGCCAAGCAGTACCAGATGACAACCCCGGAAGGGTTCCCTGTCGAGCGCGCTGAGATGTACCTGCCAGCATTCATTGCCCAGGCGTACCAGCCGCTGACCAACATCATCATGACTGTCGACCCTGCGTCTGAGGGTGGTGATGAGCTGGCCTTCGCTATCGGCGGTATCATCGGTCCGTACATGCACCTGATCGCCGTCGGCGGATTTAAGGGTGGCCTGTCCGATGACAACATGGAGAAGCTGGCTGCACTGATCCCGCGCTTCGGCGTGCGTAACGTGCTGGTCGAGAAGAACATGGGTGCCGGTGCTGTCACCAAGCTCCTGACGAACTACTTCAACTCGATTGATCCAAACACTGGCAAGAAGCGCGTACAGGGCTGCGGTATTGACGAGCGCTGGTCTTCTGGTCAGAAAGAGAAGCGGATCATCGACACCCTCCGTCCCATCATCCAACGTCACCGCCTCGTGGTCCACAAGACTGCGCTGGAAATGGACTTGGAACATCTCAAGCAGTACCCACAAGACAAGCGGATGATTCGCTCGTTCTTCCACCAGATGCACAACATCACCACCGACAAGGGCTCGCTTGCAAAGGATGACCGCCTGGATGCTGTGGAGATGCTGGCGCGTGAGTTGGTTGGGTTCCTCGTCCTTGACGAAGACACTGCTGAGAAGAAACGCACCGAGGCTGAGGCCAAGGACTTCATCAACAATCCGATGCAGAACGCAGATCGGAAGCCCGCACAGAAAGATCGTAGTGGCCGGAGTCACCGCGCCATGCGACGGAGAGGAATGTAGTATGTCCATCAAGGAAGTCGTGCTTGACCGCGCCGCAGCCTCTGCACCAGCAGCTGGCTACCTCGGCGCAACCTTGGCTGGCATCACCGTGCAGAACACCGTGGCAGTCCTGACCGGGCTGCTGGTGTTCGCCCAGTTGGTAAAGGTGTTGCTGGAATTGAAAGACAGACGAGCGGCGAAGCTCAAGGAGTCTGCTGTATGTCCCTCCGAGACCGATTGATCGGGCTGGGCGGTGGTGGGGTGGTCTTGACGACTGCCCTGTTCCTCGGCCCAGTGGAAGCGCCTGTGCTGCACCCATACGATGACATCGGTGGCGTGAAGACGTGGTGCTACGGCGAGACCCTCGGTACGCCGAAGGCCCGCTACACCGCCCAGGAGTGCGAGGCCAGCCTGTTGGCTGCGACCCAGCGCCATTGGGATGGTATCAAGGATGACGTGCCGTCTGATGCGCCTGAGAGCGTTAAGGCGGGTATGCTGTCCGTGTCCTACAACGTAGGCGTCAAGGGCTGGCGACACCAGCTGTTCACCCGACCTTTATCGGTTGGTGACTGGCGTGGTGCCTGCGAGGCCATCCGCGCCCCGTGGAAGGGCAAGTACGGCGTAGCCAAAGGCTTCAAGGCTACGGTCGGTGGCAAGCCGTCCAAGGGGCTGGAGAACCGCCGCGCTAAGGAGTACGCGCTATGCGTGAGAGACTTGTGACCTGGGCGCTTATCGTGGCCCTAGCCCTCGGTGGCTTCGTGCTGTACCGCTGGGCTGGCGCAGAACATAAGCGCGCCAACGATGCGGAGCAGGACCTGAAGACGCTGAGGATCAAACACAGAGCCGTCCTGGCTAATGTGCAAGCCCTGGAGCAGAAGCGCGAAACCTCGCGCAAGGACCTGAAGGATGCTCTCGAAAAAAATAAGGACTGGGCTGATGGCCCTGTCCCTCCCGCTGTTGTTGACAGCCTGTGCAAGCGGCTCCGCTGTAACTGACCCTGTTCAGTGCCAACACCCGCTCGTGGACGGTAAGTCCGTGGGTGGGCTGGCGCAGGGCCTGCTTGACTACGCAGATGCGATCGACCTTTGCAACACCCTCAATGGCTTCGGCCCAACCAAGTAAGGAGCAATACCATGGCTATCGCCAAAGCAACCAAAGCCCAACGCTACGCTGGCTACAAGAACATCAAGAAGCTGACCATCGAGCTGCAACAGTACGTGCAGGGTCTCCAGGCCAAGCAGGCTGACGCCGGTTACAACACCGAAGTCGATGCGCTGATTGACACCACCATTGCTGCGCTGACTGCAATCAAGACCGCAGCCTAATCCCTCGCGGCCTTCGGGCCGCATCCCTCAAGGAGAGTCACATGGCTTACGCCGATCTTACACCAGCAGAGCGTCAGAACCTTTCGCGCTTGGCTCACATCGCAGCAACTGAAACCCACCGCGCTCGTGAAGACTTCGGTGTGCATGGCAAAGAAACTGCCCGTATCTTCCTGGGCAACCAGTACGTCACTATCGACCAAGTGCTCATGGCCCTGGCTGAGGCTCTGCCGCAAATCACAGCCGACCCATTGAAGGCTGTCGTGAGCAACGCGCAAGCCATCACTGTGAAGAACAGCGCGGGCAACACCGTTGCTCCGGGCACCACCGCAGTCGTCGCAGCTTCTGCATTGACCAACGTGAAGCTGCCCGCAACTCATGCCGTTGTTACCTCGGGTCCATTGACTATGGAAGCAACCGGCAGCGGCACTCAGGTCGCCCTGACCGTAACTAACGGGATTGTCACCGGAGTCACCCTGTCCGGTTAAGAGTTGATCAGTGTATGCCCTCCCTCTCGCTTGTCTGGATTGGGAGTGCATAAGCGGCTCAATTTTGCATCATGTGTTCGTGAGGGTCTCCGACCCTGATCACGCCCAGCTTCCCCCGTAGCCCTCTGCCTGTGGTGGCGGGTAATGCAGAGCCTGGGAGATTCGTTGCCTGAGCCACCTGAGCCCTTCTGCCGCCCATTGTACAGCGTTGGACCAGCATGTCAACACCTTTCTTCACAGCATGAGCCAGGGTTGGCTAGCCGTTGGGCGTAGTGCGTAGCCAGGGTATGCAGCCTCTGTGTGGTCCGCTGTGCCATTGTGCGTGGTTGGCCCTGGTGTGTGCCTGGGATTGGCTACAGCGTGGCGTGTGGGTGTGTCAGAGAGCGTTAGAGTGTGGCTGTGTGTGCGTGGTGCCATACCTTTTTGCGTAGAGCGTGAATCCTTTTTGCTGACTGAGTTATTCCCTGAGCCGACGCCTGAGATAACCCTGAGCATTGCCTGAGGGTTGGCATACCTATTGCTACGTGCGTACGCCTGAGCCTTATAGCAATGGTTACTTTGCTTCCCTGGTAGCGATGGCTAGGCATTGGTACAAGCTGGATGACCATTCCGTTACCTGCATGGTAGGGCGTGGGCGGAGTGCTCCACCGATCAGTGCCGTGGCTCATGGCTTCGCTCCGTCGCTTCTCTCCTATATATGTGACATTAGATTGAGGGTTGACATGAGCCACGGCACTGATCGGTGGAGCACTCCGCCCACCGATCAGTGCCGTGGCTCATGGCTTCGCTCCGTCGCTTCTCTCCTATATATGTGACATTAGATTGAGGGTTGACATGAGCCACGGCACTGGGCGGAGTGGTCCACCGATCAGTGCCGTGGCTCATGGCTTCGCTCCGTCGCTTCTCTCCTATATATGTGACATTAGATTGAGGGTTGACATGAGCCACGGCACTGGGCGGAGTGCTCCACCGATCAGTGCCGTGGCTCATGGCTTCGCTCCGTCGCTTCTCTCCTATATATGTGACATTAGATTGAGGGTTGACATGAGCCACGGCACTGGGCGGAGTGCTCCACCGATCAGTGCCGTGGCTCATGGCTTCGCTCCGTCGCTTCTCTCCTATATATGTGACATTAGATTGAGGGTTGACATGAGCCACGGCACTGGGCGGAGTGCTCCACCGATCAGTGCCGTGGCTCATGGCTTCGCTCCGTCGCTTCTCTCCTATATATGTGACATTAGATTGAGGGTTGACATGAGCCACGGCACTGGGCGGAGTGCTCCACCGATCAGTGCCGTGGCTCATGGCTTCGCTCCGTCGCTTCTCTCCTATATATGTGACATTAGATTGAGGGTTGACATGAGCCACGGCACTGGGCGGAGTGCTCCACCGATCAGTGCCGTGGCTCATGGCTTCGCTCCGTCGCTTCTCTCCTATATATGTGACATTAGATTGAGGGTTGACATGAGCCACGGCAC